GAAAATATCTGATATGAATAATCAAGCACCAGTAGGTACAACCTTGGCTTTGATAGAACGTAATATGAAAGTAATGAGTGCTGTACAAGCTAGACTTCATGCAGCTATGAAAAAAGAATTTGAACTGTTTGTAGGCATCATTCAAGACTTTGGCAATCCAAGTTATCCTTATGAAACTGAAGAAGGTGAAGATATTAAAGCTTCTGACTTTGATCGTAAAATAGATGTTTTACCAGTATCTGATCCAAATGCTTCAACAATGGCACAAAGAATAATGCAATATCAATCTGCTTTGCAATTGGCTGCAGCAGCTCCGCAGATGTATGACATGAAACAATTGCATAGACAAATGCTTGAAGTTTTAGGCATACCTAATGCAGAAAATATAATACCTGCTAATGATAATGTTGGTCCTGTTGATCCAGTAACTGCAGTACAAAATTTAATAAATAATGTTCCAGTAAAAGCTTATCCACATCAAGATCACGATGCTCATATACAAACTATAGGAGCAGCACAAGATAATCCTGAAGTCATGGCTTTATTAGAAAAATCTCCTAATGCTGCTGGCATCATGGGTGCAGCATCAGCTTATGTAAACGATCATTTAACAATGAAGTTCAGAGATGAAGTAGAAAAAGAATTAGGTATTGAGTTACCACCAATGGGTGAACCAATACCAGCAGATATAGAAAAACGTATATCCGACATGGTTGCTGAAGCTGCTCAAAGAGTTTCACAAACAGCAATGCGTGAAGCCGAACAGCAAAAACAAGCAGAGCAAATGCAAGACCCACTATTGCAAATTAAAGCAGTTGAAACAGAAATCAAAAAAGCTGATATGCAACGCAAAGCAATAGCTGATAAAAATAGAAATGAACTTGCTAATCGTAAACAAAATGAATCTTACGAATTAGAAAAAGAAAGAATTGCTACTGAAAAAGAAATAGAAGGAGCTAAATTAGGACGTAATATTGCAAAAGATTTAATGGACGAAGAGCAAGATAACAAAAAGATAGCACGTGAAGATTATCAAAAAGGAGTTGACATAGGATTGCAAATAGCTAAAGATATGGAGAATGATAAATCAGAATGATATCCAAGAGCAATCATTATCAGAATTTCTGAAAAAAAGACTCCGAGATATTATGAATGACCGTGCAGATTTTTTAGCTACAGGTGATTGTAAAAGTTTTCCAGAGTATCAAAAAATGTGTGGGGTTATTGAAGGTCTAGCATTAGCAGAACGTGAAATGTTGGATTGGATTGAGCAACATAAAATATAGGAACTCTGAATGGCTAAACAAACTGTAGAACCTAAAATAGAAGTAGAAGCTATTGACCAACCAGAAGTAGAAAAGGAAGTTAAAAAACAATTACCTGATCCGAAAGGTTGGAAAGTTTTAGTAGCTATGCCTGAAGCTGATGAAAAGACTAAAGGCGGTATTATCAAAGCTACAACTACTGTTAGAGATGAAGAAGTGTCTAACATCTGTGGATATGTTTTAGAGTTAGGTCCAGATGCTTATAAAGATCAATCTAGATTCCCTAGTGGTCCTTGGTGTAAGAAAGGAGATTGGGTAGTCTTTCGTGCTTATTCAGGTACAAGAATGAAAATTTACGGCAAAGAGTTTCGTTTAATTAACGATGATACTGTGGAAGCAGTAGTAGACGATCCTACAGGAGTAGTAAGAGCATGAGCGAACAAAGTATAAGTACCGAGTTTACAGAAGATGCCCAAGGCAACTTAAACCCACAAACTTCGGAAGATAAATTTTTTGGAGTACAAACAGAAATTACTAAAGAAACAACTAATACAGATAATTTAGAAGTTGAAGTTGTTGATGAAAATACTCCTGAACCTACAACTGAACCAGAAACTACTGCTGAAATACCAGAAGAACAACTAGATAAAGAAATAGCAGATTATAGTAAACGTGCTGGTGATCGAATAAATAAAATAAAAAAAGATTATCACGATGAACGCAGAGCTAAAGAAGATGCACTCAAACAATCTATTGAGGCAACTACTAGACTTAAAACATTACTATCTGAAAATCAAAGACTACAAACGCTAATCAATCAAGGTAGCCAAGTCCTTAATGAAACAACGGTTGCAAATGCTGCATTTGCTAAAGAAAATGCAACAGAAAAATTTAAAAAAGCATATGAAGAAGGTGATGCTGATGCAATGGCTAAAGCACAAGCAGAGATAGCAAAGGCTACAGCAGCAGAAACACAAGCACCGCAATATGCACAACAGCTTCAAACTCAAGCTGCTCAAACGCCTCCACAACCTGAATATCAAATGGAAGCAGAAACGCAAGCATGGGTTAATAAAAATAGCTGGTTTATGAATTCAAACAATCCTGAACACAAAAGAATGTCTAACTATGCTTTATACATAGACCAAGGATTACAAGATGAAGGCTTAGTCCCAAGCTCTGCAGGTTATTACGATAGAGTAGACGCAGCTTTAAAAAAAGAATTTCCAAATTTCTTTGGAGTTACACCACAAGAAAATAGTGAAGTAGCACCACAAGAGGAAAAGCCACAACCGTCAAATGTTGTCGCACCTGTTACGAGAAATACAGGTAATAAAAATTCTCGCTCAGTTCGATTGACTTCGACCCAAGTTAAGTTAGCACGTCAACTTGGTATAACACCGGAGCAATACGCAAAACAATTACTACAGGAGTCGTAATGTCAGAAGAAGAAAAAACGATTGAAGAGAAATCTGAAGATCAAGTGCGTACCGTTAGATCGGCAAATGACCGAGAGGTCACTCAACGAGTTGAAAGTTGGGAAAATCCTTCAAACCTACCAAGTCCTGATCCCCAGCCGGGTTGGGTTTTTAGATACATAAGAACTAGTCTGTTAGGAAACACAGACAATCCTAATGTATCAAAAAAATTCCGAGAAGGTTGGATTCCATGCAAATCAGAAGATCACCCTGAATTACATATTCACATGATGGATTACAAATCTGAATGGGCAGAAAAAGGACACATAGAGATAGGTGGACAGCTACTCTGCAAGATGCCAAAAGAGAAAGCCGATGCTAGAGATGAACACTTTAGAAACGTGGCTAAAACTCAAATGGAATCTGTAGACAATGCTTACTTTAAGGATCAAGACAATAGAATGGCTACCAAGCAAGTATTTGAAAGAAAAACAAGAACTTCCTTCGGTAAAGATTCATAGTCTTAAATTTTAACTTTATTACTGAGAGGTAAATATGGCTTCAACAGCTACACCTATGGGTGCACTACCTGTCGGGTCTTTAGTATCATGTTCTTACAATGCAAAGATCACACATTATAAAATTGCTGCTAGTTATGGCACATCAATTTTTTATGGTGACTTTGTAAAGTGGGCAGATGACAATCCTAATACAACAATCCAAAAAGACACAGGTACTAGTACCTTGACTCCGATTGGAGTGTTTTTAGGTTGTGCGTACACCGACCCAACTACAGGTCAGTTCACTAACAGCTTATCCTATCCAGCATCTAATGCTGCAACGGATATAGTTGCATACGTTGCTTCTGATCCCTTTTTAGTTATGCAAATGCAATCTGACGAATCACTATCTCAAGACGACCTTGGGAAAAATGTAGCCGTCATACAAACTGCAGGTGCAACTACTATAGGTAGAAGTAAAAATGCAATAGACGGCAGTTCCGCAGCAACTACTAATACACTACCACTAAAGATTATCGACTTTGTCGATGGTCCTGATAGTGCTATTGGCGATGGCTTTACTGACGTTTTGGTGATGTTCAATGTAGGACATCAGTTATTAAACACAACAGGTATCGGATAAGGAGGGTACTATGGCAGCAATTTCAAGAGCGAATGAGCTTAAGCAACTCCTTCCCGGTTTAAATGCTTTATTTGGTGAAGAATACAACACCTATGAGAATGAGCATGAGCAAGTCTATACAACAGAAAACTCTGAAAGAAGTTTTGAAGAAGAGTTGAAGTTGTCTGGATTTGGTGCAGCTCCTGTAAAAGATGAAGGATCAGCTATCAGTTATGATACTGCTCAAGAATCTTTTGTAGCTCGTTATACACACGAAACTATTGCAATGGGTTTTAGTGTCACAGAAGAAGCAATGGAGGATAACCTCTATGTTTCACTTTCTGCTAGATACACAAAAGCACTTGCAAGAGCGATGGCTTACACTAAGCAAGTTAAAGCTGCAGTTCCGTTGAATAATGGATTCACAAATGCTTTCCAAGGCGGTGATGGGGTCAACCTATTCACAGCTTCTGGTGATGGCGTTACAGGTGGTGATGGTCACCCATTAGTTAATGGTGGTAAAAACTCTAACAGACCCGTAACAGGTGCTGACTTGAATGAAACATCTTTAGAAGATGCAGTTATTCAAATTGGTAAATGGGTTGACGAGAGAGGTCTTAAAATCGCAGCAAGACCTAGAAAACTAATTGTCCCTTCTGATTTACAGTTTGTGGCAACTCGTTTGTTAGAAAGCGATTACCGTCCATCAACAGCAGACAACGATGTCAATGCAATCAAAAACAACGGTGTGATTCCTGAAGGTTTTGTTATCAATCATTATTTGACTGATACAAATGCTTTCTACATCACAACTGATGTGCCTGATGGCATGAAACATTTTGTTAGAAGTCCTATGACTACTAGCATGGACGGTGACTTTGATACTGGCAACGTAAGATACAAAGCTAGAGAAAGATATTCCTTTGGAGTATCTGATCCACTAGGTATCTTCGGCAGTCCGGGGTCTAGTTAACCAATAGAATGAGGGTAGCTTCGGCTACCCTTTTTCTGTACTAGGGATTTTAAAATTATTTATCGACTGCCCTAGCAGACAAGCCAAGACGATAAATTTAATTAAGGAGACTTAATATGGCGAAAACAACTTTTAGTGGACCAATTAAATCACTTGCAGGTTTTATTTCTGCAGGTAATGCAAACGTGGTCAGTTTGACAGCAGATACAACTTTAACTGTAGCTGCACACGCAGGAAAAATTTTAACAACTAACGATGCTGATGGTAAATTTACTTTACCAACTATCGATGCTTCGACTACTACAACAGATAACGACCCAAATCAAACAAACAATTTAGGTGCAACTTTCTTATTTGTAGTTGAAACAGCAGCAACTGATATGGACATTTTAACCGATGGCACAGATAAATTTGTCGGTGGCTTATACACAGGTAAAGACGATGCTACAGGTAAAACCTTTATCTCTGGTGCATCTAATGATGTCATCACCATGAATGGTTCTACCAAGGGTGGACTAGCTGGTAGCATAGTCAAAGTTACTGCAATAGCAGATAACAAATATGCTGTCGAAGGTTTGATCTTAGGTTCAGGCACTATAGTTACACCATTTGCTGACGCATAATCAGGAGTAAATTATGGCTGATACAGTAACGTCACAAACCATAGCCGATGGCGATAAGATCGC